AGGGGGCCCACCCAGTCGTCGAGGATCTCCGACACTTTGTGCCCTTTGATGTAGGCGACGATCGGAGCCCACGTTTTGTTGTCGCGCTTGCTGTCGTTCCCGTCGACCTTGAACTCCAGGTCGTCGAACGTGAGAGGTCGAGGTCCGTCACTCATCCGTCGACTTCCTCAACATCGGCAATGTCCCAGCACCGGGCTCCGCTCACAATCTGCCCGCCTGGCATGAAAGTCGGGTTAGTAATGAATACCCATTCTCGCCGACTGCCCGGCATCGGGCCTACAGCAACCCCCACGGCAAGCACATCTACGTGGGGGTTGAGACCCCTAACTGAGTAGTGCTTGCCGACGGTCGGGAGACTCGGGGTGTTCTCGACCATGAACTCGCGCACCAGTTCGCCAACGGCCATGTAGTTCATGTCGCTGACGTCGCCGAACTGGTCGACGATCATCTGAGCAAGCTTCTGTTCTGCTGTTGATTCCATTGGTTTCCTCCTACGCTCTCTGCTGCCAACGACGACCCGACGACCGCCACACAATCCCCGGCACCTCAACTACGACACCAGACGGATGCTTATACGTCGCCGTGACCTCGGTACCAGCCTCGTGCCCACCCTTCGGAGTCCCAGGTAACTCGACTCGTTTCTTCAGTTCCGACACCCGGAACTCAGGCGGAGCCGGCGTCGAATAACACACAGCATCCAAGTACTCCCCGTCCGACGTCGGGGTCTCAGCCATGAACCGCTCGAGGGCGTCCGGGTCCGTGACATCGGCTTTGAGGGGATTGGACCGCAACGCTGAGGGCGGACCGTGGGGGAAGTGAACAGTCGGGGTTGCCTTCCGGGCCGCGAGTTGAGCTCGATGCCAGTTCTCGACCTTGCGGCGTAACTCTTCCCGCCTCTCGACCAACGGGCCGAGCTGCTCATCCCGACGGTCGTTGAGCTGACGGATCTCAGCGTCGAACAACTCGCCGATCTTGTCGATCTGTTGGTTGACGACGTCGGCCAGCCGATTGATTTTCGCTGCGTCGCCGAGGTCGAACGGTTCGCCGATGTCCATGGGCCCGAGCGCTGGTTCAGCGATCCAGGAGTCCCCGTAGAGCTGTTCGTTGACGTCAAGCGGATCCATGGGTTGTCTCCATGATCGCCAGTGCCACACCCTGAACCGAGGCGTTCAACGCAGCAAGGGCGCCAACAACGGCCACTAGGTCTAGGTTCGCCGAACGGTGGGAGGTCTCGACAGCCGATGCCATCGTCTCGGATGCCAGCATCAGAGTCTCAACGATTGTGTCCATGCGCGGTTCCTTCTTCCAGTCGCTACACCCACCGTATCCGATTGGTTACGGCATGGGAAGGGGGGATCAGAAAATGCGGGAACCCGCGAACAGAAGCGCCCCCAACAGAACGAACAACAACACCAAGAACATCAAGACGATCAGGCCAGGCCGAGGCGACCCCTCGAAATCGGGGTGATCACCGTCCACAGTCTCAACCCAACGGTTCACGCCGGCGGCCACCGAGTAACAGGAAAGTGGGCGGGCGGGTCGTCCGTCGACACAAGATCAACCAGGATCGGGCGGACCCTCGACCACAAAAACACAGGCCGTTTGAGGTTCGCCACCTCAACAGCCGGGAACTTTCGGCGCATGTAAAACCATTTCTTCAGTACCGACTGCCCGAGACCGGTCCAATCCCTGATTTGAGCGAGGTCAACAAGATCCGTGGGAGCCACAGACCTTGCAGGCTCGACCCACAGTCCAGAAGCGTCGACGTCCGGTGCAGTCATTTCTTGTGGCCTCCGTTGGCGTATGGGGGGACCGGTTCCAGGACGAGCAGAACTCGGGCCCTGGTAGCCGCCGATGGGACTTTCCGCCGTTTCAGCGCGGACGACACACGAGCACGGCAAGCAAGTTCCCACCATTGGGTTTGGTTCCATGTGCGGACAACGTCGAGGGGTAACCGTTCGGCCTTGATCCGTCTGATGAGCTGCGCAGCCACACGACTCCGACCCCACTCAGCGAAATCGAAGTCGTCGTCTGCCACACCCACCAGTGTAACCCGACGGTCACAGTCGTGCCCTACCCGAACCGGACTCCGCGCGGAGTCACCACCAACCAGAACCACTGGAACACCGTCAGACAGTCACACAGCCCCTGTGAACGCCTCCGGCACCCCAAAACAGGCAATCACCCGTCTACGACACCGGAACGCTCACACAGTGTCTACGAATTTGCCGACGATGTACGGGTCCCGGCCATCCAAATACACGACAACGTCACCCTTGACCACCGTCGAATCGAGGCACGGCATCGTCCGCCCCGTGTTCAACGTGTACGAATCCGGCGACGTTGACGAGTCGATCGCTGTCACCTGCCCCTTGCGTTCAGGGCGGGCCCGGTAACGGTCACGGCGCCTCTGCCTCGTCACCGCTTCCGAAAGATCAACCACAACCACAGAGCCTACGACGCAGCCGCAGCCGAGAACGAAGCCACAGCAGGCGAGTTCCCCGTCCAACCCCCATAAGCAGCCATCCCCACAAACGCTCCGCCACCCCGATCATCAGAAACAGACATGACCTCAACCGTGTCAAGCTCAGCCGAGATCGTCCGACCAACAGCTTTCACCGTCAACGTCTTGCCCTCCACCGATCCACCAGAATCGTGGGTGGCGAGCACTGCGGCCCTGGTCCGGTTCTGCCACCACTCCAACGACACTTTCCCAGAGTCGTCAGCCACAGCAACGTAACCGTCAGCGCCACCAGACGAACGGACAACAGGCCCGAGGAACCGTTCCGTCGGGATGACCGAGATAACGATCGTGGCCGAATGGTCCGTCGACTGGAGCGCGGTGTTGACAATCCCAAACGACCAGTTCCGGTTGTAACGCTGAATGGCTGCGTTGCCCATCACATACCAGGACCAACCGATCTCGGTCCAGTTCGGGGAACCGCCACCAACCGGCAGATCTTCGAGGTTCTCGTCGGCACGGTCGAAGTCGTCCGAGAACGCTGTTTGCCAACCCGAGCCCCGCTCGATCGGGGCCTCGAAACTCAGCTCCGGGTTGAACACAGCCCTGGCCAGAACCTTCATCTGACCGTCGACCTGTAACGGCAGGTCGTAGCCGATCACTCGATACAACCCGGAGGCGTTCAAGTCCGGCTCGGTCAGATCGATTTGATCGTTGGGCTCGATCGCAGGGTTCGGGATCGTGAAGAACTCGACCTGTGCCGGGCCCGGGCTTTCTCTACGAAGGATTCCATGGCCAGCAGCAGACGCCTGCACATTCGTACGGGCCAACGGGAACTTGACCGGCTCCAAAATTGCTTCCTGCTCGGAGTCGAAGAACCCCTCAGACGACGGGTCGGAATCGAACACGACAACCGAGTCGCCGTTCTCGCCGTCAGCGAACGAGCCGTACTCGACCACGAACCCCTGCGGTGGGTGATCCACCCAACCCCGCCTAGCGGTCTCGACTGCGATACCGCCCGGGCCGTACAACCAGACCTCGCCGAGATCGTCGGCTGTTGTCGGTGGGACAGGGCGGGTGAACACGATCCCGGAACGGTCGGCGGTGAGTTCGTGGCCGCAACCGCCGAGGAGTTCCTCGATCAGGTCGCGAATGTTCTCCCCCGTTTCGAACGATCCGGCCGGGACCGTGAACCCGGTTGGTGTCACCGAATAGTCAGATGCCGACGGGTAGACCCGAGCCAGTAGGCGGGCGACGACGGACTCGACCGGTTCGCCGTCGATGAACGCGAACCCCGACGCCAACTCGGAATCTGTGCAACGGAGCACATCAACAAGGCCGACCGTCACAGTGACCGGGCCGTCCCTAACTGCTGACGCAGCCGAGATCAGCATCGTGGCTTGCGTGTACCAAGTCGTCGACGACACACCGACGAGGCCAGCCGAGACCACAACCCGGTTCCTGGTCGCCGGGTGAAGCAGGGATCCTGGTTTGTCGGGAATTAGATCCGGGTGGGTTCCCTCAACGGACAGAGTCGCGGTGCGGGCCGAGAACCTCGCTGTTTCGTGGGCCAAGGGTCGTAGGCGGGCACCCCAGTGGATCGCAGCTCCCGAGTCCGGGTCGGTGGTAGCCAGGATCTCCCTGTTAGGTGAGATCAGCTCGTGCCGCCAATCGAGACGGACCACACCAGTCCCGGCGGCGGTTTGGTAGTCAGTGAACCGTGACATCAGGTCGCGGTGACCTCAACAAGATCGAGGTGGAAGAGGTGCACGTCCCGCAGACCCGTCGTGTCCGTGACCAACGGACCAGCGATCAGTATTTCGGCTTCGTCGCCGGACGTGATCGACATCAACCATTCCCGACCGAAGATGTCGACAACCCTCACCGGCAACCCAGCAGCAAGGATCGCCTCGATCACAGCTCTGGCCGCCGGGCCGATCGTCCTAACCGACAACGACATTCTCGTAGCCAACGGCAACGACGTAGCTGTCACCGACGCCCCAGGCTGATCGGATGTGACCGAACGGCGGGACGTGAGGATCGGGGCGACATCAGCCACATCAACGACCGAGCTCAACGCCGACTGATCGGGGACAATGAAATACCAATCCGAGTGAGTGGTCGAATGATCCGAGTCACCGCCAACAGCTTTCGGGGCCGAGGTCTCGGAATGGTCGCCGTTGTCGAACGCCACCCGGTAACGGACCACATCAGCCAACGGAGCCCAATAGTCGGAGACCACCTGATCTGTGGTCGACGCAACCAACGTAAACGGTGACCCCGGGATCACTCTGTACGTTGCCCCTGAGTCGTCGGAGCGTTCCACCCACGCCCTGATCTGATTGATGTCAGTCCGCAGAGTCAGATCCACAGCCCCAGTGACAGGATTGAACACCGGGTCGTCGAGCTGATTCAACCCGGTTTGCGGGCTACCTGTGATGTCAGCGTTAGCTGTTGTCCAGTCCGACGTGATCAACAAACCGGACGGCAACCGGCTCGCGGCACGGACGGCGTACGTGTAGAACGCTCTACCAAGGGCCCGATCGGAGAACGTCACCGACTGAACCAACGCCCCAGGAACAAGACCAGTGTCGAGAATGTGCTCCCCAACATCGGGAGTCAGATCGTCGGTAGGGGTCGTGGCCAGGGTCGGGTCCTGGTTCGTGCCCCTCATGGCCTTGATCTGATAATGGGTTTGAGGGAGACCAGCCACCGAGGAGTACGTCCACGCGATCGGATCCCCCGCGTTCGTGGGTGGGATCACGGAATCAACAACCGGGCCGCCCTCCTCGAACTCGATCGATGCCCGCACCCAGAACACCTTGTGTGACTCCAACAACGGATGCCGATCCGACGAGATCAACGCCACACCCAACCGGGTGAACGACGACAACAACGAACCATCAGCCACCGCAGCCCACGAGTTTGTGACCACGGTCTCGGTCTGCCCTGTCGTTGGGCTGTAACCGACCTGGAGCTCATCCGCCGGCAAGATCGTACTGTCAGTGTTGATCCCGACGAGGACAACCCGCAACGGGTTCGTGACCGCTGCCGCATGGGCGAACTCCAAGAACGCCGAAGTGATCACAGCGTCAGGAGGTAGCGCCCCGAGATCGAACTCCAAGACTTCGTACATGGCGCCAGCGGCTTGAGCTATCTCGATCCAAGTTGTCTCATCAGCAGCGTTCGTGGCGTTGAACAACCCGGATCCCGAGGCCGCTGCTGCTGGGCGGATCGCGAGCACTCCGGTTGCGTAGTCCTCGGTGCCGCCTCCCCACGACACAGACGAAGGGGTCTCAGCCACGATGTCGACGGGGGCCGAAGTGAACACGTTAAGGGTCATGGCATCAGCAGCAGCCTCGACCGCTGACAAGTATCGAGCCGGCGATGACGCTGACGGGTGACCGAGACCGGCGTAATGGGTGAGGTCGGCTTTGGAGAACACCCCGAAGATTCGGGCGCCCGCTGTTACTGGTGTCACCGCCCCCCACGTGGCGAAAGTTCCAGCACCAGACGTTTCGGCGCCTACCACGTCGACGGGTGTGGTCGTGTTACCGCCTTCTTCGATGACAAGGGCAGCGGCCCATGTGTGGAGGGTGCCGTGATCAGCGACCGTGATATCGATCTGATCTCCAGCCACATAATCAGCGACGTCAAGAGTCCACACATGAATCTGTGGTTCGTCAGCGGCACCACGAGGAATGTTGAACGACGTCGCCAACGTGAACGTTTCCAACGCTCGACCTCGGGCCGTTTGGGTGACGGTAACGGACCCCGAGCTTGCGGTCATCAACGCAACATCGGTGGCCGCCAGCGCGCCGGTGAACTCGACTATGACAGGGTCGTTGTTGAGCGGGCCAACAGTGCATGTGACGTCGCCTACGCCGATGTTTGAGAGTGCTTCCAATCGGGTTTGGACGGTGGCGGCAGTGTCGTTCCAGTTGATCGACGCTGTGGTTTGCCCGGCGTAGGTGAGCGTGAACGTTCCCGATGTGAGAACACTCACGATCTGCTGTTTCTCATTCACCGCAGTAAGGGTCGGGGCGGACCCTCCACCGAGTTCAGCGGTGGCTGTGCCGTCGGCTACCGAGGTGATCACCCAAGCTGTGACATCCGAACCAGCAGCGGGTCGCAGTGCGTGGGTGACGGCGGTGGAGTTGTCGACTGGCCATGAGTAGGCGGCGGGGTTCTCGGCGCCCGCTACGGCCTTGACCTTGACGCAGTCGAAGAACGCTCGAGCGTCGGGGATCTGACTTATCTCAACTATGAATCCGGCTGATTGGGTGCCTGACGGTGTCGCTGTCGGAAGGTTCCCTGTGACGTCGCATTGGACGACAGCACCATCTGTGACAGTTGTGATCGACGCAGGGTCTGGATGATTGTTGCCGTAGGAGACGACAGCGGCCGCGTCGTAGGGGGTGGTGTTGTCGACGCCTCGGTAGACCTTCGACACTGCGGTCATCCGGGTTGAGCTGCTCGTCACCGTCAAGTTTCCGGACTCGCCGCCAACTGCGACCTTCCAGAACTTCGTCACATGAGGCCGATACGCCACCCCGTCATGCAACGAATATTCTTTCGTGTACGTGGCGAGGGCGGGGTCGCCGGGGTCGCTTAATTCCTGGGTGGAGCATTTCACTTCGATGATGTCGCCAGCCACGATCGTCACCGCAGGCAACGGGACCGTGTGAGAAGTGCGGAACACGTTGTCGTCGACCAGTTCCCCGAACGCACCACCAACCAACGTGATAGCCGAGGCCGCAATCCCAACATCCGGTAGCTGTAGGGCGTTTAGGATTGCTGCTGCTGAAGCTGAGTCGTTGCCCTGATACCCGGCCGAGTCGACACCCAAAATCTTGGGTTCGGTGTACACGGAACCGTCGACCGGGAGCGGCTGGTTGAGTTCCCAGGATCCTGCTATGTCGGCTTTCGGGTAGACGATCTCTGTGGACACTTAGACCCTCGTGTTCAGGATGTCGTCGGCGGCCGCTGACAAACCTTCGCGGACCTGATCACCGACCATACGAGCCAGGCGGGCGTCAGCGGATCCGACACCGTCAACGGTGACATGGATCGGGGAGCTGATCACGATCGACGTGCCCGCCACCTGCGACCCTCCAGTTGTGATTCCTCCGTCGCGGTAGTTGGCTGTTTGGATGCCGCCGGTGGCCATGAACCCGAGACGTCTACCGGCTTCGGACCATATGGCGTAGTTCCGGCCCGGGTCTCCTGTACCGGGAATGAACGCTTCCCACCCTGTGACCGGTTCAGCGAAGAACCGGTAAGGAGTGGCGGCCTGGTAGATGTCGGCAGTGTGCGGTGATTCTTGGATCGCTCCCGGAGCTGTGACTCCACCATCGGCGAACCTCGTGATCGACGAACCGCCGGGGCTGCGATTGCTCGATGATCTACTACTGCTGCTGCTGGAGATACCACCAGACGAGAACTGGGTGGTTCCTGACACTCCGAGACTGACCGTCCGTAACGTGATCGTCTTCGACCTGAACCCGGCCAGAGCGCCGATGGCGCCACGGATCGCCCCGATGGCTTGCGAAGCGTCAGCTCGGAGTGTTGCGGAGTAGCGGCCGTCGGAGAACGCCCTGGCTTGCCCTGTGGCGGTCGCTGCTGCTGCTGCTGCCCCTTCGTCGTGGGCTTGCATGCCGGCGTCGTAGGGGCCGTCAGCGAAGTCCTCAGCCAACGACTGGCTAGTACCGATCGTGGAGGCTGCTCCCGCGTCGTGAGCCTTCATCGCAGCGTCGTAATCGCCGGCATTGTAGAAATCGACGGCACCCTGCAGTGTGTTGATTAGGGGCGTAGCCAGGTCTGTGGCAACAAGATCAGCGATGTACGACCCGGGGAAGGCGTCAGCAACAACCTGCAGATCAGCGATCGACGAGGACGCAGCAGACGTATCAGCAGTCATCGTGGCCAAGTACTCTCGTGCGGTCTCTTCGGCCACCTCCTCGAAGAACTGAACGTCAGCGAGAGCCTTCTCGGCTTCGAGAATGATCTCCGAGATCACAGCTGGTGGAAGGCCGAACAGTTCAGCTCCATAGTCGATGATCTGAGCGGTTGTCAGGTCGAGACCTTGACCGATCTCGATGAGAGCAATACCGAACTCTCGCTGATTCGCTTGGGCCTCGGCGTACGAGATCCCTGTGCCGGCCAGTTCAAGAGCCAAATCTGATGCAGCAGCCGCAGCAGCCCGGAACGATTCCTCATCCGAGACGTTCGCTATCGCCTCGTTGTACGCCTCCCTCGCCTCAGCAGCACGACGCTGTTGATCGGTCAGCAACTCCATAGCTGTTTTTGCCCCCTCGATCGCTTGACGCAACGCCGAGTGCGAGTCGGCCAGGTTCTCCACAGCCTGGATCTGGGTTAGGTACTCCTCGGTTGAGATACCGATCTGGTCGGCTAGTTCGGCGTACACACCGAGGAGGGACTCGACAGCTTCGAGCGCTGCCAATGCCTCCGTACCGTCACCGAGTAGATCATCTAAACTGACGCCCTCGATCTGGTCAGCCAAGAACGCCAACTCACTGGTAGTGACTCCAAGGGCTTCGCTGTAATCGTCCAGGGAGGCAGTCTGGGCCAGAATCTTGTCAAGCAAGATCCCCGTTCCGTCGGCAAGTTCCCGTTCACTAGCAGTCGCTTCGGTGAGGGTGGTCACAAAGGTACGCAGACCTTCCCCACCGCCGGTAAGGAGGTCGTCGAGTACACCTAATTCGGTCCCAAGGCGTAGCGCTGTGTCGGCGGACACACCAGCAGCAGCACCGGCCAGTTCCAGCCGCTCAGCAAAATTGTCGAGGCCCATTTCGTCGATCACATCGCCAAGGGCGGCCAGCTCGGTTTTGGCGTCTAGTACAGCGTTCCGAGTGAACGGCGTGAGGATCTCTCCTGCTCCCTCGATGGCACGACCTAAGCGAACCCATACGTTCTCGCCTGATTCGGCGGTTGCAACGATCCCCTTCAGTCCTTCCCTGCGGGCGATGATCTCGTCGAGTCCGGCAACCACGCCTGCGATGTCGTTCTTCGAGATCGACTCGGTGATAGATGAACGGAAGTCTGATGCGGCTTCCCTGGCCGAGGTGCCAGCATCGATAAACGCTTTCCCGAGTAGGGCAAGGGCGGCACCGGCTGCGACTAGTGGACCGATAGCAATGGCACCCTGAACAGCCCTGACTCCGGCGGCGCCTATGGTGCCTCGCACCCCGAGAGCCTGGAGTTCTAACCCGAAAACGCCGACAGCAGTAGCTGCGAGCCCTACCTGGGCAGGGAACAGAGTGATCACAGCGAGAATCCCTGCGAGTGCCACACCTGCCGGTCCTAGGGCATTGAAGGTCGACAGCACACCGGTTAAAGCGATGATTAGGCCGTTGAATGCCGCGACCGCCAAGCCGAGGCTCGGACCGCCGATCACATCAAAAAACACTGCAGCTGCGGCAGCCAGATTCGAGAACGTGCCACCAAGTTCTGTAGCCAATGGGCTAAGCAGTTCAACCAGCTTCTCGATTGCGTCGCCAGCCAAATCAGCGCCCTGAGCGAATGTAGCTAACGCAGGAGTACCCAACTCGATCGCTACAGCCTGCAAACGGTTCTGGAGGACACCGAGGCGTGACGCTGTCGTCTCTGCCCGCTTGGCGTACTCCTCAGTGGCTGCACCACCGACCGCGAACTCCTCCGAAGCTAGAGCCAACGAATCGCGAATGTCGTCCGACCCGAGAGCCAGCAGCTGCATGACTCTCGTGGTACGGATTCCTGCAAGGTCCAGTTGCTTCAGGATCGGAGTGATCGACCTGCCCTCATCAGACACACGACCGAGCCCTTCACCGAACAACAACAACGCCTCGACCGGATTCGACGCTGCAATAGCAGCGAACTCATCCGGCAACAAACCAGCAGTCTCAGCGAAAACCTCCAGATCTTGACCCCCGAGCTTCGCAGCGTCAGCGATCTGTGTAATCACCCGAGACAACGACGACGACCCGGCCTCAGCCTCAACACCCAACGACGAGAACGCCGCCCCCAACGCCAGAATCTGGTCCTCTGACGCACCAGCAACCGTGAACGACGACGCCAACCGTGTCGCAAACGTCACGATCTGCGACTCCGTGGTCGCTGAGTTGTTGCCCAGTTCGACAATCACGTCAGCTACCCGACTGATCGACGCGTCGTTCCCCGTGACATTCAGGAACCTGGCGAGCGATTGAGCAGCCGAATCGAAATCCAAATCTGTGGTCTCACCGAGCTTCGCGATGACTTCCGTGAACTCGAGGACGTCGCCAGCAGCAATACCGAGCTGGCCAGCGTTCTCGGCAATAGATGCTAGGTCAGATGCCGAGGTCGGCATCACCCTGGACAGATCTATGAGACCGTCGCGGATGGCGTTTAGCTGCGCTGGTGTCCCATCAACTGTCTTCTTCACCCCTGCGAACGCTGATTCGAACTCGATAGCGGGGCCAATGGTGGCGCCCATAGCGATCGCCAGAGCGCCCGCACCCAACGCGAACGCACCGAACACCTTCGTACCCGTCGAAAGCCCGGAGAAGGCCCCTGTGACCCGCCTGAGGGCACCTGACGTGGTCCGCTCCCACGACGTGGCCGCAGCTGCCGCCCTCGAGAACCCTGCGACGGTCCCCGCGGCGTCTGTTTCGACGAGTATTCGAAGCTTGGCTACTTCCACTCGGCCAATCTTGGCTTAGGACTCCGCGCGGAGCGGGTGCCGTCAGCGTTTACCGTCGATGAACGGTTCACCCGGCCGGCGAGGTTCTATGTACCAGTCGACACCCTGCTCCTTCGCCTTCTCCGACAACTCACCCCGAAGCTTCGCCAACGTCCGGCACACCTCACAGCCCCGACGCCGCAGTTTCACGTCGGGCTCGTCCAACATTCGATGGCGTGGATCGTCCGTGTCGATGACCTGATCCGGTCGGACCCCGCAACGCTGGCAACGATCGACGGCGTTGGCGGCCTCGATCACATCCCAAGCGATCTCAGCGACCAGATCATCCAGGTCAGCCCAACGTTCTGAGGCGGCGGAGAAACTGATCCCGGCCCGGCGGGCGCACATCATCAACAATCGGGCCTCGGTCGACGAATCGAAGTAGGAGACCATGGCCTCGATGTCGACCTCGATACCGGCGCCGACCAGAGCTGCCTTGTACACCCCGGCGATCTGGAGTGCTTGGGTGAGGGGGAACGGTTCGATCCCCTGTAACAAGTCCTGTGTGAACTCGTCGGCTATGTCGTCGTGGTTCAAGACAGGATCTTGTTGACGTTCCAGATCGCCACGAACAGAGTGTCGGTCTCACCATCGGACCAGTTCTCAGACAACCACAACCGCTCGGCCTGATCCTCGGTGAACGGCGGATCAGTCATGCAAGCCGCCATCAGTTTCGGGGGGAACCGTTCGAGGGAGAACTCGGGGGTGACGGTCGTCGGCTTGCCTTGCCGTTTCCGTTCGTCCTGCACCTCGCGGATCTCAGCAGCGTTCGGCCGGTTCGCCTTGATCATCTCCCGCAGTCGGACTCGCCCTATCGCCGTGAATTTGAACACATGCGATATCTCAGCGGCGGCTTCCTGGGTCGCGGTGGCTTCGGTGTCGGCCTCATCGTATGCGGCTTGACGGTCCGGGTCACCTGGTTTCGCTTGCAACCTCAGCTCGGCCCGAGCGAGAACAGTAGCAGCGGCCTCGGCGGCGGCCTTCAGTTCGTTGTCGAAGCAGACGGCGAGTTCCCCGGAGTGTGGTTTCTTCGCGTCGAGGATGTCCTCAGCGGTCCACTCGACCGGTTCCGGCTTCTTCTTGGGGGTTGTCCGACCTGTCTTCTTGACTGGTTTCGTCATGAGCGGTTCCTCTATTGGTGGTACTGGTCGACGGTACTCGGCGCGGAGCCGTCAACGGAGGCCCGGGACCTTGGAGGCGGTGAGGCAGAGGAACCGCTCCCTGCATGCCCCACCATTCAGCACAGGCCCAACCCCCAAGGTCCACGGTGTCAGGACCGGTTCCGATCCCCCGTCGTCCTGCTAGGTGTCAGGCGACGGTCCCGGGCCCGAACCCCCTTTGAGTGCCTACCAGGGTGCGCAGTGTCGGGAAGGAACCAACCCCGAGTCCTTAGGCGGCCTGTACGCCGTCGACCGGCACATCATGAGAGAACTGCCCCACAAATGTGTGGACAACATCGTCCTCATACGACGGGAATTTCGCTGCGATCGTGGCCGGGAATACCTCACACGAGTTCGTGGCAGCCTGCCCCTCGCGCATGAACACCAACCACACCTTGGTGCCCTCAACGATGGCAGTGTCGATCACGCTGGATACATCATCAAGCATCCATTCGAGCTCAGCCAGCGGGTACGAGACGGCACCGACGATCGAGCCGGCCTTGTTGCTTGAGTAGCCCTTTGTTGACAGGTTCGCGCCGGATGGTACGAAACCTCGGATGTCGCGTAGTTCCTCGGTTGTGGTCGACCCGACAAGGTCGGTGCCTGCTGTGATCTCGGCCTGTGTGGGTGCTGCGAGCACCGCTGGTGCGCTGGCCAGCATCGATGCTGCGAACTGGCCGTCGAGTGAATACTTACTCATGACAGGTCATCCTTCCGGCCGTCGGCCTTGGACTTCTTCTCGTCGGAGGCTCCGACCGGTTTGCCGGCCTCGTCGCACACCATGAACCCGTCAGCTGCGAGCCGCTCGAGGGCGGTGGCGCTGACTTGGCGGACCCGTTCGTTCGGGTCGTCCGGGTGGGTGACGTACGCGGTTTCGGCCATGACGGCAAGTATCCACGGCCGGTTCTCGGGTGGGTGGGTGCTAGGAGATCCCCACTGTGATCTCGACCAGGCCACCGTGCTGGTGGATCATGCCCTGCACATCGGCCGGGATCTTCCCTGCTTTGCGACGCCGGATGATCGAGTGTCCTGGAACCGGGAGGGCGTTGACGTAAGCGTGGGGAGCGGTGATGTCTCGGTCGACGATCGCGCCGATGGCAGCAGCGGCGAGCCCCTCGGCTTGAGGTGATTCGATTCCGACGGCGTAGATGGCGTACCCGAGTCTCTCGATCGATTCGGGTTGCCCTGTCCAGTTCCCGCCCTCGTAGGCGGCCCCGATCGATCGGGTGGTTACAACGAGGTACGGCCTCGATTTCCTGGTGACAGGATCGATTACCAGCAGTTCTGGTTCGCCCACGGCTGGGGTTGGGGCTACGCCTTCGCCGACGGGGATGGGTGTGAACGTGGTTCGGAGCATGGACACAATGGCGGTGGTGACTATCCCCGAGTCGACTGTGGTCGTCATCCGAGTCCTGCTTTCAACGCGGCCCCAATGTTGGTAACCATTGCGATCCTGACCTCAGGGACCGACGGCCCGAAGTGCGGAAATGCGGGCTGGTTGTAGAACCGGTTGATCGAGTCGGGACCATGGAACCCATTCTCCAATCTCAGTCCCTGCGCCGCGTTTGTGCCGATCTGCCCGAAGAACGACGCCCCGGCCCTAGCTACTTCACCGACAATCGAGCGGCGGTAGTCGCCTGTGATGACTCTCGGCCCTGGCCGCCCTGACGCTTTACCACGAACGATCGACTGGCCAGCGAGCACTCCCCGCCTCATCCCGAGTTCGATCGCCCCGTAGGTGGCGGCTTGAGCTCGGGCCATGGCCCCGATAACCGACGACAAGCCGACCACGGACCCCCGGAAGATCACGGTGCGCCCGTTGTTGGGAACGCAGTACGGGCCCGCATCGTCACCCGTCGTAGATGCCGGTGGGTGCGGCCGGCCACCCGAACAATCTCAAATTCGGTGTCGACGAGGGTGGGATCGTTGGATGCTGTGATCGTGACGATCTGGCCGGGGGCGAGACCTGGTGTGTCGGGGGGGAGTTTGAGGCCGGTCTCGTCGAGTTGGGTTGGTGCTTCACCTGGTGTGGTGCCATGCGATGACGCCAGGTCCGAGACGAGGCATTTACCGATGTAGGTTTCGGTGGGTGCCGCCGGGTAGGTGACTTCGTGGTCTGCGCCGAGCACTCCTTGGGCTTTGGTGTGGGCTTCCCGTATGACGCATTCGTCGACCAAGTATTTCAGGAGGGTTCGTCGTGCCGTGGTCGTGGTGGGCATGACTCAATCATGGCTCTCGCCTGTGCGGTTGATGAGATGCCGGTAGATCCGTTCCCACATGGTTCCCTCTCCCTTTGCTACAGCGGCGCGTTCGAGTTCGAATGGGGTGAGCCCGTCGAGTGCGCTGGTTCGGGTGCCGATCGCTACCCGATCGACGGGGAAGTCGAAGCTGTCGATGTCGGCGTTGAGGACGAGGGTGACGTAGGTGCCGTGCGGACCGATCTCGAGGTTGAGTTGTTCGACAGCTCGGCCGACGTTCGTTTCGAAGCCGGCAGGGCCGAGCAGGACCTCGCCGTCGGCGTTGATGTTGAGGCGGACCGGTTGGGTTGTTAGGGCCATGACGGTTAACGGTAGCGGCCGAGGTTGCCTACTTAGGTCCGGGCTGGACTGTGTAGGGCCTCGACCGTCACCGTTTTGTCTGGGCTCAATATGGCTACCGGCCCAGAGTCCTGTCAGACAGCCGTGGAGCCCTCCTGAAGGGTTCCGGGGTTGTCTAATGGGGAATCGTGCTTGACGGCGGTCCGGTCGTGTCTAGCGACCTCGGTACCGTCGACGTGGATATGGACATTGCGACCGGTCGGGGAGATCGATACTTGGATCCGGCGGGCCCACTTCTGAACATCAAAGGCGTAGTTTTCTCCAGCTGGTGGAACAACCCGTTTGACCTCGCGCCGGCCGACGTCGAACTTGATGATGGTGTACCCCTGAAACACGAATTCTGTGATCTCGTAGTCGGGATCGGTCATTGGTCTATCGAGCTGAGGGCAGTCAGGCGGTCAGCGACCAGATCAGCGAAACGGGACTCAGTGAAATCCGATGCAGGGCGGGCGTCGATTGCTTCCGCGATATGAGATTTCATGTGCGGGGACCTGGGATCGATCCCAGCAACAACCGCGACCGAGTAAGTCAACGCGTCGATCCATGCGTGACGAGACACCTGCTCCATATCTGTTGTGGCTGGCCGGTGAACGTCCAACAACAGATGCCAGTGCAGTTCTCGTAGCAACCGGACAGCGATGTCTCGGTTCATGATCGGACTCCGCGCGGAGTCGTGATAGGGATCATGTCGTCGGCGTCGAGGGGGAACCAGTCGCCGTCGTGGTCGGTCAACGACCAAGCGTCCATGATCCCGAGCACATAACGGATCTCGCGGATGGCGGCGTCCCACGTCGGATGGAAATGGTCAGCTGAACGGATCACCACACCCCCAGCGATCATCCGCCAATCCCACGCCCGCCCAGTCTGAGCAAACCGGACCTGAACATCGACCCCGGTCAAAGCAGGACACTGCCAGCGGTGTAGAGGACGGTCTCGTGTTCCCGGTAGTGGGTCCACACTGCGTGTGCTGCGGCTGCTCTCGACGTGAACCAGTCGAGATGCTGGAGGGCTCGTTCGCTGCCTGTCCTGGCCCGCCACACGATCGACACCCCAAACGCCGGGAATTTGTAGCGGGCCCCCGATCCTGGGCCGACTTCGCCGATCGTGATATGGGTGACCCTGTCGCTGATCAGTCCGGAGCGGTGAATGATGTACGGGTGTGATGCCGTCGCGGTAGCCATACACGCACTGTAACCGAAAGGTTACGGGTGTGGCAAGGGGGTCAGCGGACGAGGATCGATCCGCATAACAGGACCGGGGTCTCGCCACCAACTGTCCACCTTGCCCAAACGTCGTATGTCAGCCCGGCGGTCAACGGTAGATCGGCGGTAGGGGCGCCCATCGTTGGGGTCAACGCGTCGACACGGCCGTTCGCCTGATCCCAGGTTCCTTCCCACGCCCCGGTCTTCCATGTCCCGTCCGGGTCGACTCGGGCGCCGGTGGTTGCTTGGAACTCGACGATGACAGCGGTCGGGTCGACGCGGGCTGTGAGCTTGGCCCGCCGTTTCTCGATACTCGTCGACTCGATCGTGTCCATGGCCCTAAGTGTGGCTGAAAGCAAACTCGGTGGACGGTTCGAACACGACAAGGTCAGGAGCCAGTTCGAATCCAGGGACCGGTTCGAACCCTTGAACAGCGGCCGAAGCTGAGAACGAGACGATAAGCAACGTGGCGGCGAGCCCGTGGGCCATGCATGTGGGACCGAACCAGACAACACCAGCCGAGGCGTTGGCGGCCTGACCCACGATCGCGACAGCGGTTGTTGTCAGTTCTGCTGTTGCTGCGCTGGTGAACCGAATGGTGCGGATACCGGCCGCGCTTATGGTGAGTTCGGCGGTCGACGTTGCCGTGAACTGAGCTACTCGGACACCGATTACGACAGTCGTCAACTCAGCGGCAGCAGACGACGAGAACTGCGCGGTGCGGACACCGACCGCTGTGGTGGTCAGTTCCGCGTTGGCCGTTGACGTGAACTGAATGGCGGCTATGCCTGTGGCTGTGGTGGTCAGTTCCGCGGTCGCTGTTGACGTGAACTGGGCAGTGCTCGGTATCGACGATCCTGACGCCGTGGTTGTCAGCTCAGCTGTCGCGGTGCTCGTGAACTGGCCTGTCCGAGCAGCAACCGCGACTGTGGTCAGCTCAGCGGTGCCTGTCGAGGTGAATTGGGCTGTTCGAGTGGCAACCGCGACCGTTGTCAGTTCCGCTGTCGCGGTGGATGTGAACTGGTCTGCGGCGGAACCGGTAGCCGTTGTCGTCAGTTCGGCGGTCGCAGTTGACGTGAATCGGGCAGTGCGTGACCCTGTCGAGGTGGATATGAGCCCGGCAGTAGCAGTGGAGGAGAACTGAGCGGTGCGTGAACCGACAGCAGCCGTGGTCAGCTCTCCGGTCGCTGTGGACGTGAATTGATCAGCCGACGATCCAACCGCGACCGTGGTCAACTCGGCAGTAGCAGTCGAAGAGAACTGGGCGATGCGTGCAGCGACAGCTACCGTCGTGAGTTCGCCCGTCGAGGTCGACGTGAATTGAGAAGTCCGGGCCCCGACCGCGACCGTGGTCAGTTCAGCTGTAGCGGTGCTAGTGAATTGAGCTGTGCGCGAGCCTGACGCTGTGGTGGTCAGTTCCGCTGTCGCGGTGCTGGTGAATTGATCGGCAGCTGAACCGACAGCGACGGTCGTGAGCTCAGCGGTAGCCGTCGAGGAGAACTGAGCGACACGAGCAGCGGCCGCGACCGTCGTCAGTTCACCTGTAGCCGAGCTGGTGAATTGTGCCGTCCTGGCACCTACCGCGATTGTGGTCAATTCCGCTGTAGCTGTAGATGTGAACTGGTCGGCCGAGCTGCCTGAAGCGATCGAGGTGAGTTCGGCCGTCGCTGTAGATGTGAACTGAGAAGTCCGGGCCGCTGTCGCGATCGTGGTCAGCTCGCCGGCAGCTGTCGAGGAGAACTGGGCGGTGCGTGACCCTGACGCTGTAGATGTGAGCTCGGCAGTGGCTGTGCTTGTGAACAGGTCAGCGGCGGTACCTGTGGCCGTTGTGGTCAGTTCAGCGGTGGCGGTCGACGTGAATTGCGCGGTCCTCGAACCTGTGGCGGTCGTGGTCAGTCCCGCGGTGGCTGTGCTCGTGAACCGATCTATCCCGACTCCGACCGCGCTCGTTGTGAGTTCAGCTACGGCCGTTGACGAAAACTGAGCCACACGGGAACCGACTGCGACCGTGGAAAGTCCGGCTGTTGCTGTGCTTGTGAACTGCGCTGTCCGGGCACCGGTAGCTGACGTTGCGAGTCCGGCGGTCGCAGTCGAGGTGAACTGATCAGCTGAAGTGCCGCTAGCGATTGTGGTGAGTTCCGCAGTGGCTGTGCTCGTGAATTGTGCTGTGCGCGAACCGGTCGCTGTGGTGGTCAGTTCGGCAGTCGCGGTTGACGTGAACCGGTCTGTTCCGATTCCGACTGCCGCTGTGGTCAGCTCAGCGGTGGCAGTCGACGTGAATTGCGCGGTGCGGGCACCGGTTGCGGTCGTGGTCAACTCGGCCGTGGCGGTTGAGGTGAACGCCGACGATTTCGCTCCGGTGGCAACTGTCGTCAGTTCGGCGGTGGCCATGCTCGTGAACCGGGCCACAGCGGAACCGGTAGCAACTGCCGTCAGTTCAGCGGTAGCCGTAGAAGCCATCTGAGCTGTTCGAGTCCCGGAAGCGGTAACTGTCAGCTCAGCAGCTGCGGTGCCCGTGAACCGGGCCGTGCGGGCACCCACAGCGACTGTGGTCAGTTCAGCGGTCGCTGTCGACGTGAACTGTTGGGTTGTGGTCGACGTCAGGCTCGAAAGGTCCAGGACTTGCAAGCCCAGGAAATGCCGGTTCCCGGAGGCGTACACCCCCATCCCCGATATCGCATTGTTCGCGAGGTCGCGGGACTCGATCGACAGGTCAGCCCCAGCCGCCATATCAACCAGAGCAGCAGCGCAATACGAAGCGTGCCACGTGTCGTCAGTTCCCTGATTCCCTCGGGAATAGGCGCCGCCCCACCCCCACGTGACCGCTGACCCCCCATTGTTGAACCTCGACGACGGGATCTTCCTGGCACTGTTCGAAACGTTCCGGTCCCAGTTCAACCAGCCGATCGCCAGGACACCAAGGCTGCCACCTGAGTCGTTTTGGACTGCGTTGTTGGCGGCGTCGAGCGACAAGTTCGAACCGCCGTCAGCTCGGACAGTGGCCGACATCGGAGACGCATACCAGACCGTGACGTCATCAAGTCCCGACGTGAAATCGGTTGTGTCGTCGTCGGTGTGGATCCACTCGGTCGACGCTGGCAGTTCGATGATCATCAACGAACCGCGTTGGCATTGCAGAGTCCCGTTGTCTGTGCCGTCGGCCTCCATCGTCGCCTCGACGAACAGGGTTTCGGTTGTGCCTCCGGTCTCGTGCAAGTACATGAGCCCGCCCGGGCAGCCCTGCGACGCTGTGTTCCGCTGATACGCCGACGTGTACGCCCGGTTCGTTCCGTCGATGTTCAATCGGGCAACACCGACACAACGAGAACCGTCGGTGTTGCTGAACTGGATTGTCGAAACGATCAGAAATTTCGAGTTGGCGGGAAGGGTGACGTCACCGGAAGACGCGGCGTGCCACGCCCCATCGTCCGAGTTCTCGGTCGGCCAAGTGACCTTCGTCCACGTCCCCGACGAATCAAGCCACGGTCTCGTGGCGTTGATATTCGACTGAGCGAGCGCCTGATTCGATGTGCGTTCCAGTTCGAGGTAGTCGCCGTCTGGTAGCCGCAAGATTTGGATGCCGCCACCGTCGTCAGCAGCAACATCGAAATCGCCGAGAGCGTCAGCGTAAGCCGAACCGTCGACACGGGCCCCGATCGTGTCCGACGCCGACAGATCCAAGATCGCAGCCCCCAGCGACAACCCTTCATTCGCTCCGCCCGAGATGCGCACATAGCGGTGGGTGGTGAGCCCGTGGATTCCCTGCGAGGTCCCGTTGACCACGATGCTGTTTGTGCCCACCGACCGGCTAGTACCGGAGTCGTTGACTTCGCCGGTGCCGTGCACAACCAAGTACTTGCCGGCGGTGTCAACCGAAATCTCGTCAGCGGTCCACGTTCCGTAGCCGCCCTCTTTGACTACCTCGGTGTCGTACCCGAAATCAGCGGTCGAGGTGTTCGAGACGTTTGTGCGGGCTGCTGATTGGCGGCGAACATATCGGTCGCCAGCTGCGATGGCCATCTGTGGAGGCCCCTCCTGACGGGCAGGACCAGGATCAGGTCAACGACAGGTCGAGGGCACCAGCAGCAAACTCAGCGTTCTGGCCAGCCACCAACGATTTCGCTGCGTCCATCGTCCCGACACACAACGGATTCCCTGCCGTGACCGCGTCATGCGCCGACCAGTGCGACACCGTCTCAGTGTTCGACACCGAAGACCAAAGGATGATCCCAGTGTTCTCCGTCGCCCCAGCTACCGAAGCGTCGAAAGCGACATCCCCGGCCCTGGTTGTTTCAGCGGCCGGGTTGGCGGTGGCATCGACCCCGGGAGCTCCGAGATGCATTTTGATGAACACACCAGAAGGCATCGTCCAAGCAGC